CAGAGTTGCTTTTCGCCCCTAAAAAACAGGACACGGGTGTGCATAAGGTAGAGAACAAACCATCATTCTCATTTGATGGGGCTGAGAATACCGCTATGCAGGGCAACCCGGTACAGCTTTGCTATGGGAAGGTGTTGGTGGGGTCGCAGGTGATATCTGCTGGCCTATCGGCTCATGAACTCTCTCCTGCGCCTGGCTCCGCTTATAGTGCCACGTCGATTCTCGCTGTTGGGGGCAAATAACGTGACCGCGCCCGCTATTCTTGGTTCAGGCGGTGGGGGAGGTAAGGGTGGGGGAGGCTCCTCCCGAACCCCCGTTGAGTCTCCTGACAGCCTGCTCTCCAAGCAATATGCTACCGTACTAGACGCGATTTCAGAGGGTGAAATTGGTGGCTTAGTTGCTGGCTTTCAATCTGTGTTTCTTGACGATGTGCCAGTTCAGAACCCTGATGGGAGCTACAACTTCCAGAACGTCTATTTTGATATGCGTACTGGTACCCAGTCTCAGCCCTACATAGCGGGGGTCTCAAGTGTTGAATCCGAGACCGCTGTTGGAGCTGAGGTGAAATACGGTAGCCCCGTTACCCGCACGATCACCAACGCGAATGCAGACTCAGCTCGGGTGACGCTTTCCATTCCTAACCTGACAAGCCTCAACACTTCAAACGGGGATTTGTCAGGTACGTCCGTGGGCATCTTAATCCAGGTGCAAACGGCGGGGGGGGGCTTCGTTGATGCCATCTATGACACGATCACGGGCAAGACAACAACCAAGTACCAACGGGCATACAAAGTATCGTTGCCAGGCTCCGGCCCCTGGGATATCCGCGTCTCTCGACTCACGGCGGACTCCACCACGTCCAGCTTAACCAACAAGACCTGGTGGGATAGCTACACGGAAATTATTGACGCAAAACTCTCTTACCCTAACACCGCGCTTATCACGATTGGGGTAGATGCTGAACAGTTCAGAACTATCCCGCGTAGGGGCTACGAAATCTACGGGATCATTTGCCGCGTTCCGGTGAACTACGACGTGGCCTCACGGACCTACGCCGGGGTATGGGACGGGACGTTCAAACTCTCTTGGACTGACAATCCTGCATGGTGCTTTTACGACCTCCTCACCAACGAGCGCTACGGGTTAGGCGGGTACCTTGACGCCTCGCAGGTGGATAAGTGGGAACTCTACAAGGTCGGGAAATATTGCGACGAATATGTTCCTGATGGTTTCGGTGGCTATGAACCACGATTTACCTGCAACCTGTATATGCAGGGCCAGGAAGACGCCTATAAGGTCATCACGACATTTGCTTCTATGTTCCGTGGCCTCGTCTATTGGGCCGGAGGTGCGATCACTGTGGGGCAGGACGCGCCTGCTGACCCTATAGCGCTCTTTACACCCGCTAATGTCATTGACGGTACCTTTACCTATACCGGGTCCAGTATCAAAGCTCGGCACACCGTTGCGTTGGTCACATGGAATGATCCGAAGGACCGCTACAAGCAGCGGATAGAGTACGTCGAAGATCATGAGGGGATAGCGAAGTACGGGATTGCGACCACTGAGGTCGTGGCAGTTGGATGCACCTCGCGGGGCCAGGCTCATCGCTTCGGACGAGCCATCCTCTACTCGGAGCGGCGCCAAACGGAAGTCGTCTCGTTCAAAGTAGGTCTCGACGGGTTTGGTATTTATCCTGGATGCGTGATTCAGATTTCAGACCCGATTCGCGCTGGGATTAGACTGGGCGGGCGCTGCGTGTCAGCAACGTCGACGGTATTTACGCTCGACAGCGAAGTGACGTTGGTACCCGGAAAGACTTATGTACTCTGGGTCACCAACCCGGACGGTACTGTCAAATCCTATCCCGTCATCCAGGGGCCGGGAACGTCAAACGTAATCACTTTCCCTACGGCGATAAGCCCAGTTCCGATACCTGATTCGATGTGGGTATTGGCCGTGTCAGACCTCGCACCAGAGAAGTGGAGAGTGATCGCCATACAAGAGAACGACGACCTAACAGCGACTATTTCAGCACTTGCGCACTCTGACGGGAAATACACGGAGATAGACACTGGGCTGAAACTTGAGGAGGCTCCAACCTCAGCGATACCTTTAACCCCTAGCCAACCAACCGGGTTAATAGTTACGGAGACGCTGTACCTTGCGGGGCCAGGCACCATTTCGACGCGGGCGTTCGTATCCTGGATAGCTACGGGGGGTAATTACCAGCTTAGCTATCGGCGTGAAAGTGACAACTGGGTGACATTACCCATCACTTCACAAGCGAGTGAGACCATAGATGGATGGGCCCCCGGAAGCTATACCTTCAAGCTGGTGCAAATCAACGCACTAGGGCTGCGTTCCCCCGTGTTAGCTCAGACGGTGGCCCTCTTGGGGAAGGTGGCCCCTCCCGCCGATGTGACGGGGTTCGCGGCGTCAGTCTATGGCGCGGGCATTCACCTGGGCTGGAGCCACATTGCAGACCTGGATTTACTTGATTACTTGATACGACAAGGGGCGGACTGGGGTACGGGGGTTGATGTTGGCTACTTTGCTAGCAACAACGCCACTGTTCCCGCATTGGCGTCCGGCACGGTGAAGTTCTGGATTAAGGCACGGGACACTTCAAAGGTTTTTTCAACCAATGCCACGCTGATAACCATTGTTGTAGAGATCCCCGACCCCCCCGTAGTGACCCAACAGGCCATCGACAACAACGTGCTGCTCTACTGGACAGAGCCGGCATCGACACAGCTAATTGACACTTATGAACTCCGGGAAGGATCAACATGGGCCGGTGCTCGGGTGATTGGCACGAAGTCAGGGCTTTTCACGACCGTATTTGAAACACTTGCAGGCGATTACACCTACTGGGTTGCTGCGATAGATGTCGCAGGTAACTACGGTGTGCCTGCTAGCGTTACTGCAACTGTCTCTCAGCCTCCCGACTATGTGTTGAGAACGAACATAGACAGTACGCTTAACGGGACGCTTTCAAATGCGTTGAAAGCTGATGGCGCCCTAGTGCTCCCGGTCGATACAACCGAGACTTTTGCCCAGCATTTCACCACTCATTCATGGAGTGCGCCGGCCGATCAGGTCACCGCAGGTTATCCGCTCTACATCCAGCCAGCATTGACCAGTGGCTACTATGAAGAAAGCGTTGATTATGGCTCGGTGATCAGCACTAGCAAGATTACGGTGGCGCTGGATATGTCAGTGATCTCAGGCTCGCCGACCTCCCAAGTGACGATCAGTACGAAATTGAACAGCGGTGATGCGTGGACAGATTTTGTTGGCGTCACTTCCCTGTTCGCTACCAACTTCCGCTACTTCAAGATAAAGGTCGTCGTTACGTCGGGGGGTGGCACGGGCCTATGCCGGATCACGGGTATCAACATCCGCCTTGACGTTAAGCGGCGTAGTGACGGGGGAACGGTCAGTTGTCTATCAACAGATACCTCCGGAACCCAGGTGAATTTTAACGTGCCCTTCATCGCAGTTGATTCCGTCGTGGTTTCCCCGGGGGGCACTGCGTCTATGCAAGCCGTATATGACTTCGCAGGCGCACCAAATCCTGTCGGCTTCAAGGTCTATCTATTTAACGCTTCCGGGACCCGCATCAGCGGCCCTGTGGGCTGGTCCGCAAAGGGGTATTGATTATGGCAAATTGGAACAACCCAACGGTAACTTCGACTTACGCTAATTTTGTCACTGAGGCAAAGGACCGCGACGTTTCCGCAGCATTGCAGTTTGATTCGGCGATCATTACCGATACCAATCTACCGACAAATACGATTCGCTGGAATAGTTCTTCCAAACTCTGGCAGAGGTGGGACGGGACAGCGTGGGTAGCTTTAGCTGTGACATACGGCATTAGCATAAGCGGGGGCGCTGGGTCGGTCGCTTGGTCTGGGGTGACAGGGAAGCCCACTACTGTGAGCGGTTATGGCATTACCGATGCGATCACGACGGCCAGTATAGGAAGCCAGAGTGTAAGCAATGCAGCGAATCTCGGCTCGGTGGCAGCCGCCAATTTCGCACAGCTTGCGGTGGCCCAAACGTGGACGAAGGCTCAACGGGGGGCCGTGGTCATATTAACTGACGCCCCTACGATTACCATTGATATGAATAACCCAAACTTTATAATAACATTAGCGGGGAATCGAACGCTTGGAAATCCCAGCAATCAAGTAGGCGGCCAGAGCGGCATCATCATCATTGCGCAGAATCCTACGGGGGGCCACACTCTGGCGTTTGGCTCCCACTGGAAATTTGCGGGGGGGACGGCGCCCACAATTACTACAGGCGGGTGGCTAGTCGACGTGCTGGCGTATTACATTCATGACTCTGGATGGATTTTTGCTTCCCTTACCAAGGATGTGCGCTAGTCATGCTGGCCCCCGGCAGTGCGAACGCCATGCTGCTTAGCACGGGCAATAATATTCGGCACACGATCACATCCCACACCACCAATTTCAACCTCCACGCGGCGTTAGGGTCCCCAACGGCCGCCGTCAACGTCACCGTGTATATCCCATATGGGGTATGGGTGTGGTCCACAACGACCGGTGGGTATGCGTTCGATGAGGGCTTACTGCCAGCCGGGAGTGAAGTCACCCTTATGGTTGATGGCGTAATAGCTGGGAAGGGCGGGGCCGGAGCCGATGCTACCTGGGGGACGTGGTTCCCAGGTATTCCGGGGTATTCTTATGACGTCTATACAGGTGGGTTCTTCCCTGGCAATGCGGGGGGCCATGCTCTGTTGCTTCGCCGCCCCACCAAGATCGGCGGATCGGGCTACATCGCTGGGGGTGGCGGAGGAGGGGCGGGGCACTCGCAGAACCAGTATTCTTGTATTGGAGGAGGGGGGGGCGCGGGCGGAGGTAACGGGGGGTACGGTGTGGGTGGGTCTGTGTCCCCGTACCCAGCGACGATTTGCTACGGTGGGGGTGGCGCCACATGGCCCAACAATAACGGGGGGGTGGGTCAGTCCCAATACGAGGCAACTGGTGGTCCCGCTTCCTGGTTAGCCGGGGGAGGGGGCGGTGGTGGGGGGATGTGGATCGGCGGATCGGGGGGAGTCGGTACCACTAATTACCCCGGGGTGGGGGGGAGTGCTGGGGGGTCGGGGAGCGGGAGTGGGTTCGGTACGGCGTATGGTTCTCCAGCTCTTGGTTACCCTGGTTCAGGCGGTTCAGGTATTGGTGCTGGCGGAATATCCTACACGGGAGACTATTATAACTACTACTGGGGGGCCGCAGGCGGAGGTGGATGGGGGGCAGCAGGCGGAGCCGCGTACCAGTTCTACCCAAGTACATCAGTATGGGCTCTCCTAGTGAATGGTGGCGCAGGTGGGTATGCGATTGTTCTTAACGGCCAGGCACTAACTTGGCTGTCTGGATCAACAGTCACAACAATGGGAACGGTAGGCTCTTGATGAAAACAGAAGCAGCAATGCTTGTTGCCGCTGGGGGATACCACAGATGATCAAGTGGTCGAACGGACTCGGTGTTATCCAAACGCTCTCGGAGGAGTGGTCGCTGGCAGCAAAACCCGTTTTAGGTTTTGATTTCGACGGGATATTTTACGACGAGCACACATCTTTGAAGTACATTGGGACTGGCCGCGTTATGCTTACCGATGCGGAAGTAGCGCTGGTCGAAAGTTACCTTACGGGGGCAACAAATCCGTCACCCCCCACGACCTCAACACTATTGATTGCAGCTAAAGCTGTGCGATCCGAGGCACTTAACGGGGACTGTGCCGCCGCGATTTACGCAGGGTTCACCTCCTCAGCCCTGGGGACCGCCCATACTTACCCAGCGAAGGATCGGGACCAAAGCAACTTGATCGCGTCCGTTACGGCCTCGCTTTACCCTGGGCTAGCTTCGGATTGGGCCACGCCCTTCTGGTGCGAGGATTCGGGGGGGGCTTGGGCTTATATGATGCACTCGGTCTCACAGATTCAACAGGTAGGCATTGAGGGGAAAGCTGCGATCCTTGGGCACCTCTCAACAAACGCATACCTTCAGGGGTTAGTGCAGGCCGCGACAACCGTTGCGGCGGTGGAGGCTATTACATGGTTCAACTGATGTAATGCCGGGCCTTGCGGGGTCAGGCTGGAATTGACAGAACGGCATAAAAAGACGTAAGATTGGGGGATAGCTACACTGGCGATGACTCATGAGGTCCAACTGCCTTTTCTACGCTCTCAAAGAATTACTATCCGGCCGCGCGATGTCCCTCCGCTGGATATACTCCCCCTATTGGTGGGGGCACTTCCACGTTGGCGTTATTGGGCATGACGGCAGGTTTCGTCATTATCACCCCGTAGAGCTAAACGGGGGTCGGGTTAAAGACATCTGGTTCGAGGGTCACGTCCTCGATTTCGCCACTGCAAAACCTTTTGACAAGTGTGGGAAGACCACCTGTGAATGCCACACGAAATAATCTACGGCCTGATTGCGTTGACTCGGTAACACAATAAGACGTATGATACACGGGCTAATCGTCATAACACCTATATCGGCACCCGCCTAACCCTAGTAGGCCCCGTATGCAAAACGAGATTGATCTGGTCGAGTTTGGAAGATTCATAGGGGCGGTACAGGCCCTCACTACGTCAGTCGACAAGCTTACTGTGGAAGTCGACAAGCTCTCCGCCAGAGTCGATGTGCTGGAGCACCAGATCAGCGGGGGGAAGGGGGTCGTGGTTGGCCTTATGTTTGCGTCCGGCGGGCTCGGTGCCGGGGCTGTTGAATTACTCAAGCATCTGTTCAAATGAGGCTCAGCCCGCACTTCACGCTCGATGAGATGGTTGAGTCCCCCATAGCAACACGCTTGGGCATTGACAATACCCCAGATTGGGACATTACCCAGAGGTTGGGGGGGACAGCGGTGAACCTTGAGGCAGTTAGATCCCTCCTCAGCAACCCACTCTATATCGGCTCTGGCTACCGCTGTCCCAAGCTTAACTCTGCCGTGCGCGGCAGCCGGGGTTCTGACCATATGCAGGGTTATGCGGTTGACTTTGTTTGCCCCGCGTTTGGGACTCCGTTGGAAATCGTGAAGGCGATCCAGGCAAGCAGTATCCAGTTTGATCAGTGTATTCACGAAGGAACCTGGGTGCATATTAGCTTCGCCGCGACCATGCGCCGGCAGGTACTCACAGCCGTATTCGGCCCCTCTGGCACAACCTACATGAAGGGGGTTGCGTAATGGACCCTATCTCGATTGCGATGGCCCTTGGTCAGTTTGTGCCCCAGATCGTCAAGTGGGTTACAGGCAGTGACAAGGCCGAGCAGGTTGCGCAGAAGGCCATTGACATTGCCCAAGTGGTTACGGGGCAGCCCACGGGTGACGCGGCACTCAAAGCGCTCCAGGCCGATCCAAACCTAGTGCTCAAGTACCGGCAGGCGGTACTTGACCAGGAAATCGAGTTCCAGAAGCTGGCCGTCGAAAACGCCGCTGACGTGAATAAGTCCATGCAGGCTGAGGCGGGTTCCGAGCACTGGCCTACCTACACGTGGAGGCCGCTGGTTGGTTTTGCTGTGGCGTTTAATACCTTCGCTTCCGGCATCTTGGTGTTGATGGTGTTTGGACCAGTGATGCTGGGGAACACTCCCGCAGCACAGGCCATCGCCAACCTCCCTCTGGCCTTGGGGGCTTTGGCGGCGGTTAACGGAACGGTGTTGCCGATCCTTGGGATCGCCTCCTGGTTCCGAGGGAAGATGCAGGCCGACCCGACTATCCCTACTATTAATCGGGGTTGAAAAGCAGGCCAATGCCTGCTCCTCATATTTAGGCCGGCCATAGCCTACGGAGATCCTGGTGACTACCATAGTGGCAAGCGTAAAGCACAGGAGTATGGCGGCTGACTCGAAGTGCACAGTCGGTGACCTGTCATTTCCCTCCGTCAAAATCTACAGGATCAATGGCGCCCTTGTTGGTGCGGCCGGTGATGGCGCTCAATGCCACTCCTTCCTGGGATGGCTACGCAACCAAACCAGGAAGCGCCCGGACCTTGACGACTTCGAGGCGCTGGTACTCAACGAAGATGGGTTGTTTTACTACGAGAGGGATTGTATCCCGAACCCAGTAAGGCGCGATTACCACGCCATCGGCTCGGGGGCCGGCCCCGCCCTCGCCGCACTCATCTGTGGCAAGACTTTGAAGAGGGCAGTGGAAATCGCTTGTGAAGTTGACAGCCAATCAGGAGGGCCAGTTGAAGTCATCGGGCTCGACGAAAACAATAATAACGACTGAGGTGTCTATGGCTAATGCCCCTATCAGTGACAAGGTGCTCAATGAAACCCTCAAGGTGTTCAACCAGTGCGGTGGTAACCAAACGCATGCAGCAACAAAGATGGGGATATCCCGCTCCGCACTACAGAACAGGTTGAGGCACCTGAATGCGCGGGAGGGGGTCATCCCTAGCCCACTCCAAGCAGGGGAGTCCCCCACCGACCAGGTGCTGAGACAGCGCATCAGGGCGCTGGAGTCGCAGCTTGCGATGGGGACCAAAGAGGACTTGACGGCCAAGTACATCAAGACTCAAATCATCAAGCTGTCTGAAGCTGAGGCGCAAATACCCGACTGGGTGATCTCCCCCAAAGGTTCTGGAAATTCCCCCGGCGTGCCGACCCTGCTTTGCTCTGACTGGCACTGGGGGGAGGTGGTAAGACCCGAGCAGATCAACCACGTCAATGAGTACAATCTAAGCATCGCTCAGGACCGAGCGCGTAGGGTCATCGAGAAGACCATAGACTTACTTGAGAACCACGTGGTTAACCCCGACTACCCAGGCATTGTGCTTTGCCTGGGTGGGGACATGATCTCAGGTGACATCCACGAGGAGCTGGTTGCAACCAACGAGATCCCCGTTATCCCCTCAGTGATTGACCTGTGGGGGACGTTGGCTTGGTGTATTGACCAGCTCAGGCAGAATTTCGGGAAGGTTTTTGTGGTGGCAGTTACCGGAAACCACGGTCGCAACACCAAAAAAATTCAACACAAGGACCGCAACGGTACCAGCTTTGACTGGCTGATATACCAGTTCCTGAACAAGCGGTTTGAGAACGACC